TCCCTATCCGAACGTGCCGGTGACCTGTACCAGGAGTATCGGGCGTGGGCGCAATCCACCAGCGGGTGGGCGCGGCCGATGGTCGACTTCAACGCCACTCTCGAACAGTCCGGGTTTGAACGACGCAAATCCAAGCATGGCATGTACGTCTACGGACTGGCTCTGACCAGCGAGTTCAACAGCTAAACCCGATGAGGGTGACGACCGGTGACGACCGGTATTGAACTATTACTAAGGCCATAAAAATATCGCCTTTAGAAAAGTTCAGATCCACCCGTCACCAGTCGTCACCCCGTGGGAAACCACTCAAGGAGTGACCATGAACGAACACCACATCGAAGCCCAGCTCAAGAAGGCCGTTGAAGCCTCCGGAGGCTTGTGCTGGAAGCTTGTCTGCCCTGGAACCACGGGCGTACCTGACCGGCTATGCCTAATGGGAGGCCAGGTCGTCTTCATCGAAGTGAAAGCCCCCGGCAAGAAGCTTCGGCCGATCCAACGCCGCCGGATGAACCAACTACAGGCGCAGGGCTTCACCGCGCTGGTCGTTGACTCGATCGACGGCATCCAGGAGGTGCTTGATGCACTACCGGCCGCATAACTACCAGACCCAGGCCACCGAGTTCATCCTCGACCACCCAGAGGCCGCCATCCTCCTGGGCATGGGACTCGGCAAGAGTGTCATCACCCTGACGGCCATCTGGGAACTGCTGCTCGACCACTTCACCGTCTCCCGCGTCTTGGTCGTCGCGCCGTTGCGTGTAGCCCGAGACACCTGGCCCACCGAAGTAGCGAAGTGGGATCACCTCGAGGGGCTATCGGTGGCGGTGGCTGTAGGCACCAAAGCTGACCGGCTCGACGCACTCGCCAAGTCGGCGATGGTGACCGTCATCAACCGGGAAAACATCCCCTGGCTGGTCAGCTATTACGGCGATAGCTGGCCGTTCGACATGGTCGTCATCGACGAACTGAGCTCGTTTAAGAATCATCGTGCGAAGCGGTTCACGGCGTTGGTGAAGATGCGCCCGCACGTCAAGCGCTGGGTCGGCCTGACCGGCACCCCCGCCTCCAACGGGCTGATGGATATCTGGGCGCAGTTCCGGCTCCTCGACGGAGGCCAACGCCTCGGCAGGTTCATCACCCGTTACCGCGACCGCTGGTTCACCCCGGACAAACGCAACGGAATGCAAGTTTTCACCTACAAGCCCCGCGAGGGTGCGGAGGACGAGATCTACGACGCCATCGCCGACATGACGTTGTCGATGCGCACTACCGACCACCTCACGCTGCCTGATCTGACGGTGACGACCACACCGGTGGTACTCGGAGCCAAAGAGCGGGCCGTGTATGAGCAGCTGAAGGCCGATCTGGTTGTTGATCTGGATGGGCAGGTGGTGGATGCGGCGAACGCTGCCGCGCTGTCGGGCAAGCTGCTGCAGCTCGCCTCTGGGGCGATCTACGACGAGCACGGCAACCCGGTCGAGGTGCATGGGGCGAAACTCGACGCCCTCGAAGACATCCTCGAGGCCGCCAACGGGCAGAGCGTGCTCGTCGCCTACTGGTTCAAGCACGACCTCGCCAGAATCCACCAGCGTTTCCCGGACGCCCGCGAACTCAAGACCTCGGCGGACATCGAGGCGTGGAATCGGGGCGACATCCCGCTCGGCCTGATCCACCCCGCATCCGCCGGGCACGGCCTGAATCTGCAGGCCGGTGGCCACCTGCTGGTGTGGTTCTCGCTGACCTGGAGCTTGGAGCTGTATCAGCAGACCAACGCCCGGCTGTATCGGCAAGGACAGGCCGAGCCGGTCACCATCACCCACCTCGCCGCTACCGGCACCCTCGACCAGGCCGTCCTCAAGGCGCTGGAGGCGAAGGACATGACTCAGGCCGCGTTGATCGACGCAGTCGCCACCGAACTGTCAACCACCCTCAGGAAGGAGTCGTCATGCATGTGATGACCAAATACCTCGACACCCGCAAAGCCGCCATCTCTGCGCTGCAGGACTTCGCCGTGATGGAGCAGATCATCGACACCACCGACGATGCAATCAAGACCGCCTACGACGACGTCACCACCCCAGCTTCACCGAAACTCGACGGGATGCCACGTCACACGGATCTGCACGCTGGGGGGATGCGTGTGGCGGCCACGTTGGATCGGATCGACTTCTACCGTGCCCGCTACACCCAAGCGCGTGAGTACATGGCGTGGTTCCTTCCCGCCTGGCAGCTGCTCACCGACGACGACAGGTTCGTGCTCGAAGCATTCTTCCTCGGCGACGGTACCCAGGATGATGCGGTGCAGACGGTGTGTGACCACTTCTACGTGGAGCGCACCAGCGCCTACCAGAAGAAGTCCCGCGCACTCGCCCGGCTGGCGTCTGCGCTGTATGGGCAGGCGGCGTGAACCCAATCGCCAAAAGGTGTCAAGAACTGCGGATGCATTTACCGTTTCCGGCCTGCAATGATGTAGGTGGTTGAAAAGTAGGAAAAGCCCCAGGGCAAACCCGGCGATAAGCCCGGAAGCCTTGGGGCTTTGCCATGTCAGCGAAAGGAGCGTGTGGGATGCCGGTCAAGCCTGCCCGTCCGTGTTCCCAGCCCGGCTGCCCGAACCTCACCCACGCCCGCTTTTGCGAAGCCCACGCCAAGGCCGAAGACGAGCGCTACCGACGGTGGCAGCGTGACCCGAAGATCAACCGGCGCTACGGTGCTCGCTGGCGCAAGATCCGTGCCGCCTACATCACCGCCCATCCCTTGTGTGAGGACTGCCTCGCGACTAGCCGGTACACGCCCGCGCAGGAAGTCCACCACGTCATCCCGTTGGAGCACGGCGGCACGCATGACATGAGTAACCTCCGGAGCCTGTGTAAGTCGTGCCACTCCCGACAGTCGGCGCTCGACGGTGACCGATGGAGACGAGCACCTCGGGTATACACCTACTGAAAGCTTCGCCACGTCGCCCGCTGTCGCGCCGAGACCGTGGAACCTCAAAGATGCCTACCTCGATGCTGTTCGGCGGACATTGGGCAACGTCGCGGTGCTGGCGAGGGGGTTGGGGCCTCTCGATCTCTACGGACTTCGGACAGGTCAGCGGGCGGGGCCAACCGCGCACAAAGTCCCCGAATCAAACAGGGTATTGACCCGAGGCTGCCGATTCAGACTTGTCGGGGCCCCACGGAGTCAAGGAGAGCGAGGATATGAGAGGGATTTTGGATGAGATCAACCAGCCCGTCGAGGAGATCCAGATTGAGGTGGTCGGTATTGCTTGCGCTAACGGCCCTGAAAGCACCTGCTAAACGGGGCCGTACCCGGTCAGGTACGCTCGCTTCCTTGACCTTCAGCTGAACGTCCTGCCACGTAGCCAGGCGTTGTTTCTTCCTAGCTGGCGTTTGGGTCGCTACGGGTATCTGAATTCCAGATACCGACTCGATCGCGTCTGCGGTAAGAGCCAACGAAATGCTGCCTTCGTCCTCGTGTTCGTTGATGTAGCGGTAGACGGAATGTCCGGGGTTCAGGAACTTCTCTGGTTGTGCATCGCCGATCCAGTTCGTTGGTTCGCGATGAACTCCCGGTTCGATGCCCACAGCGTCGTCGAGCACTACTCGGTACAGGTAGAACGGGGCATCGCCCTCGGGCTGGTCATCCATTCGCCTGAGCATGTTCTCGATTGCTGCCTCGTAGGTGCCGACGTGAAGGGCTTTGGATTTCTGTTGTTCAGCCCATCGGTCGACAGCGCCTGCACCGCACATCCTCGTCATGCGCTGAACGGTCTCTGGAGTCAGCTTCTCCCGTGGATCGAACTCCTTCTGGGGCCAGTCCGGGATCGTGCTGGTGTGGTACCAGAACATCCGAAGAGCCTGATGATCGACTATTGCTGGATCATCAGGGTCGTACGTGGGGCGAGCCCGGTCTTCTTCGGTGCAGTCGATCCCGCATTCGGGGCAGAGCTCGCTGCCCTGCTCCCAGCTTGCCATCCAGTCGTGGCTGACGAGTTCTTCGTGTCCACAACGTCCGCAGCGCATCCGTCGCGGCCGCCCGAAATCGATGTCACGCTCAATACGCATATCCCCATTATCGAACGGTTACGACCGATAGCGGGGTTCCCACTCCTGGCCTCCATACCCGGGCCACTGGCCTAGAGAAGGAGGTAATCCATGGCCAAGGACGGCACCAACCGGGGCGGACGCCGTGTCCGTGCAGGAGCGAAACCTGATCCGCTGAACGAGAAGCTCGCCGCCGGACGGCCCGCCACCCGCCTGGAGGACCCACTGAACGAACCGTTCGACTTTGAGGGCGGCGACATCGGTGCCGGTGCGGTGCTCGCCGGGGAGACCATGCCCGAACCGTCCGACTACCTGTCCGAGGTTCAGCGCGACGGCAAACCGCTGGGCGCTGACATCGTCTACCGGGAAACCTGGCAGTGGCTTGATCAGCGCGGCTGTTCGCAGTTCGTGGCACCAAGGTTGATTGAGTCGTACGCGCAGGCCTTCGCCCGCTATGTGCAGTGCGAGCAGGCGATCTCCAAGTTCGGCCTGCTCGGCAAACACCCCACCACCGGTGCCGCCATCGCGTCCCCGTTCGTCGCCATGTCGCAGTCGTTCGGGAAGCAGGCGAATGTGTATTGGTACGAGATTTACGAGATCGTGCGCGCCACCTGCACGACCGACTATGCGGGTGCCACGCCCGGTGACGAGGTGATGGAGCAGCTGCTGAAGGCCCGCTCCTAACCAGCCCAGCCCCTGTTCGTTGCGCCTGCCCCCAGTTCGGGGTGGGCGCTGTTCTTTTCCCCCTGTGTTTCGTGGAAGCGAGTGTGCCCATGTCTACCGTCCGTACTGCCGAGTCCGTGTGTGCTGGTCATCCGGACAAGCTGTGTGACCAGATCGCCGACCAGATCCTCGACGACATCCTCTGGGAGGACAAGGCTGCCCGGGTGGCGGTGGAGGTGATGGCCGCAGGCGAGCGGATCATCGTCACCGGCGAAATCACAACCAACCACCGCCCGCGTATTCGTGAGTCGGTGCGCACCGCCCTCGCGAAAGCCGGTTACAGTCCGCTCGGGTTCCTGATCTACGTGTGGACGCGCCGACAATCCGGCGACATCAACGCGGGAGTGTCCACCTCCCTGGAGGCACGCGCAGGCGACAGCTCGGCGTTCGCGCTGCAGGGGGCGGGTGATCAGGGCACCGTCTACGGCTACGCCACTGTCGAGACTCCCGAACGGCTTCCGCTGCCGCTCGTCTTGGCACACCAAATCTGCAAGCGTCTCGACACCGCCCGCATCGACGGCACTATCACGGGGATCAACCCGGACGGCAAGGCACAGGTCTCGGTGCGCTACGACGACACCGGCACACCCGAAACCATCGACACCGTGATCGTGTCTGTCCAGCACGAGGCGGGCAAGGATCTGGAAGCGCTCACCCGCGAGGTCGAATCGCTGGTCGTTGCCCCGGCCTGCCAGCGCTATCTGCCTGTGGACGGTGACACGGAGGTCTTGGTGAATCCGTCGGGCAGGTTCGTCGAGGGCGGGCCGCGAGCCGACACCGGGTTGACGGGTCGGAAGCTCATGGTCGACACCTACGGCGGGCTTGCCCCGCATGGTGGGGGCGCGTTCTCCGGCAAAGACCCCTCGAAGGTCGACCGCAGCGCGGCCTACATGGCACGCCTGGTCGCCCGCACGATCGTCGACGCCGGACTCGCCGCTGAATGCCAAGTCGCGATCAGCTATGCGATTGGGAAGGCTGATCCGGTCGCCTTCAGCGTGGACACGCTCGGCACCGGCGAATACGCCGACCACATCTTGACCTCCGTTGCGCGGGACGTGTTCCCCCTGCGGCCGGCGGGGATTATCGACGCCCTCGCCCTGTGCACACCCCGCTACCGGGATCTGGCGGTCTACGGGCACTTGGGTCAGGACTGGACGCGCTGGGAACAAACCTGGCGCTACGAGCGCGACCTACGAAAGGCGGTGGAAACCCATGCGCATCGAGCAACTGCCCATCGCTGACCTCACGCCCGCTAACTACAACCCCCGCAAGGATCTGAAGCCCGGCGACCCCGACTACGAAAAGCTCAAGCGGTCGCTGACGGAGTTCGGATACGTCGAACCTATCATCTGGAACAAGACCACCGGGCATGTCGTCGGCGGCCACCAGCGCCTCAAAATCCTCGAAGACCTCGACCACACCAGCGTCGACTGCGTGGTCGTCGAACTGGACGAGACGCGGGAGAAGGCGCTCAACGTTGCGCTCAACAAGATCAGCGGCGACTGGGACCAGGACAAACTCGCCCTGCTGATTGCCGACCTTAATGCCTCGGATTTCGACGCTGAGCTGACTGGCTTCGACGACGACGAAATCCAGCAGTTGATCGGCTCCTTGGATGAGGACGAAGTGGAGGACGACGACTTTGACCTGACAGCCGCTCTGGAGGCCGCCGCGTTCGTGCAGCGCGGTGACGTGTGGACAGTAGGCAGGCACCGGCTCGTCTGCGGCGACGCCACCAACGAGGGCGACGTCGCCACGCTCATGGAGGGCAAGCGCGCCAACCTGGTGCTCACGGACCCGCCATACAACGTCGCATTTGAATCGTCTGACGGCTTGTCGATCAAGAACGACAAGATGGGCGCGGACGCGTTCTACGAGTTCCTGCTCGCCGCCTTTACCCAGATGGCGGAAGTGTGTGAGAAGGGCGCGTCAGCGTATGTGTTCCACGCCGACACCGAAGGTCTGAACTTCCGGCGCGCCTTCCAAGACGCAGGCTTCAAGCTCTCGGGCTGTTGTATCTGGGTGAAGGACTCCCTCGTGCTGGGGCGATCCCCGTACCAGTGGCAACACGAGCCGATCCTGTACGGCTGGGTAAAGACGGGTAAGCACAAGTGGTACGCCGACCGGAAACAAACCACCATCTGGCGGTTTGATAAGCCCCGTCGCAACGCTGATCATCCGACCTCAAAGCCGCTGGACTTATTGGCGTATCCGATCGGGAACTCCACCCAATCCAACGCGATCGTGCTCGACACATTCGCCGGCTCCGGCTCCACGCTGATGGCGTGCGAGGCGACCGACCGGATCGCCTACTGCATGGAGCTCGATGAGAAGTACGCCTCCGTGATCTTGCGCCGCTACGTCGAGGCCACCGGGGATGCCGCCGGAATCACCTGCCTACGCGACGGTGAACAGATCGCGTATCTGGATGCGGTGAAGGTCGTAGATCGAGGCAAGAAATAGGTGGCTGTCACGGCTTGCTATTCAGGCGGAATAGAGTGTGTATGTACATGACCAAAAATCACCCCGACCAGGGGAAACAACTAAAGGAGATGGTCATGACAACAATCCAGTTCGCCAAACAGAAGAAAAGCCGCAAACAGCTCGCCGCGCTCATCGCCACTCATCTCGGCGCGCATGCCGAGTACTTGGGTACCCCGTCGTTCGCCTACCAGATGGGCCAGGCCACATTGGATCGTGACTGGCTGCTGCATCTGCCCGGCACCGCCGACAGCGCCGTCCTAGCTGAAGCCGCCGCGCAGGCCGGATTCCCAGCAGACACGCCGGTGGCCCAGGAGTTGGGGTTGACGTTGGTGTTCCCAACCACCGACTGGAACGAGGCAACCGCCGGGAAGGTGGAGGCGACCTTGGCGGCGAAAGGACGGCTCATCGCCACAGCTCTCCAGATCCCAGCGACTCCGATGCACATCGACGCCGACGCGGGGATGGTCGAATTCCCCTGGTTCGACCAGGTGCCCGACCCGCAGGTTGTGGAGGCTGCCACGGTGCTGATCGCCCGGATCTTCGAGCACGCCAAGGTCGCCACGAGAATGTCCGCGAAGCCTGCCGAGACGGGCGGGAACGACAAGTATGCGATGCGCTGCTGGCTGCTGCGCCTCGGCATGATCGGCGACAGCTACAAGAACGTGCGCCGAGTCCTGCTGGCGAATTTGGAAGGTAACGCGGCATGGAAAACGCTGCCCGCAACGGAGGCTGTGCGATGAATGCGAATGTGGAAGGGCGGCGAATCCGGCTGGTGGCAACCACCGACCCATACACGCGCCTGGCTCCCGGCGATGAGGGAACCATCATGTTCGTCGATGACGCTGGCACGGTGCACGTGGACTGGGACTGCGGCTCCACCCTCGGCCTCATCCCCGGCGAAGACGCGTGGGAAACCCTCCCGAAACAGGCAATTGATTCTCCGTTCGAGAATCAGCGAAGAACGACTGGATAAGCACCCGCCCCTATGGCTGTATATGTCACACGCCAACCAGATAGGAGCCAGGGATGAACACAATTGACGACCTCGACCAGCAGATCGCGACCCGCACCCAAACCTCGTCCACGAGCCTGCTCACCGCCCACATGAACACCCAGCGGGCGGGCAACGAGCTGCTCGACTTCGCCGAAGGCCTCTACGACTCCGATGTGTCCGGCATCCTCGACGAACTGCGCCAGCACGGCATCGGCGAGTTCACGATCAGCGCGAACCAGACCGGCCTGACTGAGATCATCTGGCAGCTCACCCACGCGGGATCCACCTTGACGGGCATGACCGAAGTCAACGACCGCTTCGCCGACCCGGTGACCGGCGAGCGCCGACTCATCCCTGCCTGGCACCTGACCATCAACTGAGCCGGAAACCAGCGTGGGAGCCGCCCTCTTCGGGCGGTTTCCGTGCTCCTAGGGCGGCGTCGAAAACTCTTGAAGATAGTGGGCTGATGAGGGCTTTTACGACTGGATAAGTCCGCACACCTATGGCTGTATGTACATGACCGAACAAGAGGACAAGGAGAAGGTCATGAACAACGAAAAGACCACGATGGAGCAGCTGCAGATGGCGACCGACAGCTACGGCACGGTGATCGCCTACGGAGATTTCGTCCTCGCTTCGGCATACCGGCACCTGGGCAAAGGCCGGATCGGAAACGACGCCCGCGTCTATAAGCTCGCCCAGCAGCCCATCCCCGGGTGGGGGCCAGACGCCCGAGGCGTCATTGAATGCGAACTCGCCCTGGTCGCCGAGGCTGACGAACTGTTCGCCGACGCCGGCCACGCCATCGCCTGGGCCTTCGCCCACACCAACTAACCACCCAGCATTGAAAGGAGCCTGATGGGCGTGATGCGCACTCTCGACACCTACACGCCGACCAGGTTCATGGCCGCAGGCTCCACCTATGACAAGCGGAAGGCCGACTTCGCGGTCGCGTTCATCCAAGCCTTGAAGCACACCAAGGGTCGCTGGTCCGGGAAGCCCTTCCAGCTCATTGACTGGCAGGAACGGATCATCCGGGACTTGTTCGGCACCGTGAAAGAAGACGGCTACCGACAGTTCACCACCGCCTACGTCGAGATACCCAAGAAGCAGGGCAAATCAGAACTGGCCGCCGCCGTCGCGCTGCTGTTGACGTGCGGCGATGGTGAGGAGCGCGCTGAAGTCTACGGCTGCGCTGCTGACCGTCAGCAAGCGTCGATCGTGTTCGAGGTCGCGGCCGACATGGTGCGCATGAGTCCGGCCTTGTCCAAGCGGGTGAAGATCCTCGCCAGCCAGAAGCGGATCATCTACAAGCCCACCAACTCCTTCTACCAAGTCCTCTCAGCTGAGGCGTATTCGAAGCACGGGTTCAACATTTCCGGGGTCGTGTTCGACGAGCTCCACACCCAGCCGAACCGGGTCCTGTTCGACGTGATGACGAAAGGGTCCGGGGATGCGCGTACCCAGCCGTTGTATTTCCTGATCACGACCGCCGGCACCGATACTCACAGCATTTGTTACGAGCAGCATGGGAAGGCCGAGGACATCCTCGCGGGTAAGAAGCACGACCCGACGTTCTACCCGGTGATTTACGGGGCGGACCGTGAGGATGACTGGACCGACGAGAAGGTGTGGGCGAAAGCCAACCCATCCCTGGGGATCACGGTGCCGATCGAGAAGGTGCGCGTCGCGTGCAACTCGGCCAGGCAGAATCCGGCTGAGGAGAACACGTTCCGGCAGCTGCGTTTGAACCAGTGGGTGAAGCAGTCGGTGCGGTGGATGCCCATGCACGTGTGGAACAACAACTCGGCTCCCGTAGACCTGTCCGATCTGGAAGGCCGGGTTTGCTACGGCGGCCTCGATCTCGCCAGCACGACGGACATCACTGCGTTCGTCCTCGTATTCCCACCTCAGACCAGTGACGAGCCGTATGTGATCGCTCCGTGGTTCTGGATTCCCGAAGACAACCTCAAACTAAGGGTGGCTCGTGACCACGTGCCCTACGACCTCTGGCACCAACAGGGCTTCCTGCAGACGACCGAAGGGAACGTTGTGCATTACGGGGCGATCGAAGCATTCATCGAAGAACTCGGCACCCGGTTCGATATTCGGGAGATCGCGTTCGACCGGTGGGGTGCCGTCCAAATGAGCCAGAACCTTGAGGACGCCGGATTCACCGTCGTCCCCTTCGGGCAGGGCTTCAAAGACATGTCCCCACCATCCAAGGAGTTGATGAAGCTGGCGCTCGAAGGCAAGCTCGCCCACGGCGGCCACCCTGTTCTGTCATGGATGGTTGACAACATTCACGTTCGTACCGACCCGGCCGGGAACATCAAACCCGACAAGCAGAAATCCACGGAGAAGATCGACGGCGTGGTCGCCACGATCATGGCTCTCGACCGCGCCATCCGACGCGCAGGCGACCACCACGCCGGCTCCGTCTACGACCAACGCGGACTACTCGTGCTGTGACTCAAGCCTGGTACGGGTCGCCCTCGGCGGGCACCGCCCAAGTCTCCAGTTTGAGGATCGCCCGCAATTCTGGCGTCACGCGTTCGACTTTGTCCAGAATCGACTCGGGTACCACGATCGCGTAGCGGGTATTGCCGCTGAGGTCACTCATCCGGTTCAGGATCTGGCCGTACAAGGTGTTCACATCCAGGCCGGGTGCTGCGGTGTGACCTTTGACCTCTGCGACAAGACGAGGCTCGCCCAGCTTAGTGGCGATGACATCAGCGAAATCAGGATTGTTGGTCGTCACCGTCCACCCGTCAGCCTCAAGCATGGCGACGAAGCGCTGTTCAGCTTCGGCCTCGCTCATCTTCTCGCGAGTCATAGGCACCTCCATTCTGTGCCATTTTCCCACGAAGGAGCACACTCATGGGTTTTCGTAACTGGCTGCGCGGCGAATCGAAACGTCCTGCAGAAGATCACGCGCTGTCTGGTGGCGGCTACAGCTTCTTCTTTGGCGGCACCACCAGCGGTCGTCCGGTGACGGAGCGCAGCGCGATGCAGATGACTGCCGTCTACTCGTGCGTGCGCATCCTCGCTGAGGCGATCGCCGGTCTGCCGTTGCATGTCTACCGGCAGGGCGCGGACGGGTCGAAGGTGAAGGCGCTCCACCATCCGCTCTACCGGCTGCTGCATGACGAGCCGAACCCGGAGATGACCAGCTTCGTGTTCCGTGAAACCCTCATGACGCACCTGCTGCTGTGGGGTAACGCCTTCGCGCAAGTCCTGCGCAACGGGCTGGATGAAGTGGTTGGCCTGTATCCGTTGATGCCGAACCGGATGACCGTCGGACGCGACGAACAGGGCCGCCTCTATTACGAGTATCAGCGCACCTGGGATGAACCGGCAGGCCGCTTCGAAACCGTCCGGCTGAGTCCGCACGAGGTGTTGCACATTCCCGGCCTGGGCTTCGACGGCTTGGTCGGCTACAGCCCGATCGCGATGGCAAAGAACGCCATCGGACTCGCGCAGGCCACCGAGGACTACGGCGCGAGCTTTTTCGCCAACGGTGCGGCACCGGGCGGTGTGTTGGAGCATCCGGGCACGATCAAAGACCCCGCCCGAGTGCGTGAATCCTGGCAGGCCACCTTCGGTGGGGCGAGGAACGGCAACAAGATCGCGGTGTTAGAGGAGGGCATGAAGTACACGCCGATTTCCGTCTCCCCGGAGCAGGCGCAGTTCTTGGAGACCCGCAAGTTTCAGATCAACGAGATCGCCCGCATCTTTCGCATCCCGCCCCACATGATCGGTGACCTGGAGAAGTCCTCGTTCTCGAACATCGAGCAGCAGTCGTTGGAGTTCGTGAAGTACACGCTCGACCCGTGGGTGATCCGCTTCGAACAAGCCATCACCAAAACCCTCCTCACGCAGCGCGAGAAGCCGACGTTGTTCGTGAAATTCAACCTGGAGGGTCTGCTGCGCGGCGACTACGTCTCGCGCATGAACGGGTATGCGGTCGCCCGGCAAAACGGGTGGATGAGCGCCAACGACATCCGCGAACTGGAAAACCTCGACCGCATCGACTCTGAAGCAGGCGGCGACCTCTACCTAGTCAACGGCAACATGCTGCCCCTCGGCCTTGCCGGTGCCTACGCCGCCGCCCAAACCACCAACGGCGAGTCCGACCCGCCCGAGCCTGCGGAGACGGGCTCACCGCCCGACGAACAACCACCATCTGAATCTGCGTCTGATGAGCGATTTTTGAGGAGGACACGATTGTGAGACGTTTCTGGAACTGGCTCGACCCCGAGCCGAACGGTGACCCGGATGCGACAAGCGTCCGGGTTTTGCGTATCAACGGGCAGATCGCCGACGAATCCTGGTTCGACGACGACATCACCCCCGCCATCTTCGCCCAAGAACTCAACGCCGG